CGATTATGTTGGTGAGGATTTATTGAAGTTTTTGTTGGATTTATTTACAACGTTATATAACATATATAAGAATCCCGAATGGACGGGAGTACTTTTAAATGTTACCAATTTCTTTGTAAGAAATTTTCCACAGAAGCATTCAGATTTGGCCTTATCTTGGTTTAAGCAAGCTTTTGAAATTGCTTTTATGCAAGCTGATGGAAAAGTTTCATATTCTGATTATATTTTATCATTTTTTAAGATGTCAGATTCTTTATTGAATGATAGAGTATGGGGAAATATTAGTGATTTCTTTACTAAAATAATGACTTTATATGCTGCAGGAAAAGAAATGATTTCTGTAGAAACATTGAATTTTGATGTCATTTGTGAAAAGTTTAGAGAATTCAGAAGTAAAATACCTGATCTTTCGGATGTAATTGAAATGGCTTTTGAAGCTTACAAGTTTGTTACAGGAAATTGGGCCAATATTTGTTCTGGTGATTGGAGTAAATTGTTGTTAGGTCGTGATGAAACAAAAGTTTTTGAGCTGGAAGTTCGTGAACTCGAACAGGCTTATAATTTTGTTTTGTCCGGTCAGGAGATTGAGCTTAAGAATGTGTATGGTATTACACCAGATTCTTATGAAGCTCGCCTGAAGAAAGCTGTAGAGACTGCAAAGAAATTGATTGTGCGTGCTACAAGCGTACAACAACGTATGAGTGTATCGAATTTTATTCGGAAATTAACAGAAATGCAATCTAATTTATGGGCACGAAAAGCTGATGCTCCTTCAAAGGAAGAGGCATATGCTATTAAAATGTCAGGACCATCTAGTTGTGGTAAATCAACCATGATTAAATTGATGTCCAAGACTATTTTAAATGCGTATAACCGTAATCCTTCTGAAGGTGGTAATGTTGTTTTTACAAATCTCGATGAGAGTTTTGAATCAACTATTTTACCGTCGCATAAGATTATTGTTGCCGATGATGTTGCTAATAATAAAAATAATAAGCCAAATTATGATAGATTATTAAATTATGTTAATACGATTCCACGACCGTTAGAAAAAGCTTCTGCGGAAGAAAAGGGTAAATATTATCCAGGTAATGATGCAGTCATTGCAACAACAAATGATGAAACTATTAGGGCCATGGAATGTTCTGTATGCCCAGAAAGTATTCTTCGACGTTTTGCATTGGATGTTGACGTATCTATTCGTGAAGAATTTCGAAATGAGTTTGGTGGTCTTAAGAAACAAGATACACTTCGATTTGATGTATATTCTTTAGTTTTGAAACGATTTCATTATATAGAGACAAATGCAAAAGGAGATCAAAGCATTGTTTGGGATGTTATTCCACGTACTGAGTGGAATTCACATGAAGATGATGAACATGATTTTCATGCTATGTGTTCTTTTATTGCTAAGGATATTGCGAGACATAGAAGGCGCCAACAGAGTCAAACAGTTATTCAAAAACAATTGGATGACTGTGATTTCTGTGGTGTTTGTAAATGTCCCGATATTATTTGTTCTTGTGCTTCTCATAATGTATTAAAAGATGAAGGAGTAGAAGCAGTAGCAATGATGATGAATATACAAAATTATTGGCAGGGTATGAATACTCATGAACTTTGGGACTTACGGGTTTCATTGACAAACATGGGTTTCTTATTCAAGAATACATCGAAAACGACTATTTTGTGGTATAGGATGTATAAGGATAGAAATTGTTATGCGCGAGGATTTATGGTTTTGATGTTGAGTGGATTGTTATGTACAATTTTAGGTACAAAATTAACTCAAACTTTATCATTTTCATCCTTAGGGTATTTATGTGTTTTATATACTAGAACAATTAGACAAATTGACGAAGAGATTTCTCGACGTCAAGATCGATTGTCTAGTTTATGTGAGGACATATCAACCCATTTGGAGAATAATTCTCGCAAATATTTTGCTATTAGTGGTGGTATTTTTCTAGCTTATGGTTTTTATAAGGCATTGAAGCCATTTTTAGCTAGTAAGACACAGGATAAGAGTACTTACCTTGATCCATTAGTTGATCAGTTTGCGAAAACACTTGATTACCCTGCAAAGGGTGAACATGTGTTTGAGATTCAAGATCAAAGGGATTACAAGGAAGGTTACTCGAGATTGCCACCAAAGGATACAGCTATTTCTAGAACAACGACAAGTTCAGATTTGCAACGTTCTTTGGCGAGGGCATTACGTGTGGTTGTCACGAAATCAAAAGGACATGTATATGGTACAGTGAATGGAATTATGGTTGCATCTAATGTAATTATGGTTCCTGCTCATGTGGTACCTTACGTGTTTCCTTTTGATATCGAGACGACAACTACGCCTGGTGTTCCGAGTGCCAGGACGAAAGATCAGAAGTTAACAGAGGAATATTGTTATATTGATCGCGAACGTGACCAAGCGTTTATACATTTAGCGTCTAGTCCTGCTAGTACTGATTATTCAAAATTTTTCCCAGAAGAATATCCTACATTTTATAACAGGTCAACTGTTTTATTGTGGAAATCTCCTGAGAATGAAGTGAAAATTAGTAAACAGGCTGCACGTCCAACACATGAAAAAGTTAGGTATGCAGGTTTTCTTGAACATCCTGGATGGTTATGGGGACAACGGAGAAAATTTACAATTCTCGAAATCTCCAAAGGTGAAGGCTTATCATACAAAACTGAATTTCGTGGTTTTGGTGGACTGTGTGGAGGTTTAGTAGTTGATGCTAATGCTGGTATTATCTATGGTTTCCATGTTGCGGGTGTTCCTAATACTCATCAAGGTTGGAGTACTTGTGTTTTACAATCACACATTAAAACAGCTATGTTGTCATTGAAAAAGACAAGTCCCAGTCTTGTAGTTCATTCTGCAAACACTGTTTCAGTGGACACATATGATCTTCCTTATTCTCTATCAAATGAGAAACCGCTTTATTTACGTGAAGATGGTACGGGAGACAAGACAATTGTGTCTTATCTGGGAAAAGTATTGAAGAATGGACAACCTTTAGAAAGTCGTGCACGTACACCATATATGCATACACCTTTTAAAGGAGTTGAGGAAAATTTAGGTGCTCGTAAGCATCGGCCGCCAACTAAACCTAATGATGTTGCAAAAGGAATGAAAACTTTGAACAAATTGATGAATCCTGTACAACATTATGAGGGAGATATTTTAAGGTTAGCGATTGCCGATTATAAAGAACACACTTTGGATGCTATTCGTAATGATCCAGAAGCTGCTGATATCTTGAGAATTTATTCGCAAGAAGAAGCAATGGATGGAATTGGTAAGTTTGGCTTAGGTGGTTTACCAAATGATACTTCAGCTGGTTTTCCTATACAGAAATCAAAGAAACATTGTTTGAAACGTGATATTATGGATGAGTCACTTGTTCAAGTACCGCGTGAATTTAATGATAAATTTGATATACAAAGCGAGATAGATAGAGTTTGGGAAAGTTGGCGTCAAAGCCTACGCTCAGAATCTATTTATAAAGCTAGTAGTAAGGTTAATGAGCTTTTACCTGAAGAGAAAGCAAGAGATAAGGTTAGGAAATTTTACGGAAGTTCTTTTGCCAATTTTGTTGCCTCTCGACGGGTTTTAGCAGGTATTCCACAAATTATGAAGAAACATTGGAAAATAACAGAATGTTTAGTTGGAATTAATCCTTTGTCGAAAGAGTGGGACGAGTTTCATAAATATTTAACAGAATACAGTACAAAGAATATGATTGCTGGAGATTTTTCTGGCTTTGATACGAGGATGGCAGCGCAGATTACGGCTGCTGCTGCAAGAATTATGGTTTCTTGGTATAAAGAAGTTGGGTGTACAGATGAAGAGATTTGCTTGATTGAAGGCGCTCTTTCAGATATTGTGCATCCAAATATTCTTTTTGATGGAGATTTGTATCGTTTTGCAAATGGAAATCCATCAGGAAATTTAATTACAGTCCAATTGAATAGTATTTGTAATTCTATTATGATGCGGTATGTGTATTATGCTATGATGCCTAATATTAAAGAAAGATTTGCTGAAAATGTTAGATTAGGTACATATGGGGACGATAATGCTATGTCTGTTAAGCAGCATTGTTCTTGGTATACACACACATCGTGTCAGAGAGAATTTGAGAAATTAGATATTGGCTATACAGTGGCAGATAAAGGTTCTGTCTCACGCCCTTATATTGGGATTGATGAGATTTCTTTCTTAAAGAGAGGTTTTGTGAGACATGAAACGCTTGATATCATTGTAGGACCGATAGAAGAGGACTCTATTCTTAAAAGGTTTCATTGGGTAAAGAAACCGAATGACACCCCTTTGTCTTTTTCAGAACAATTTGGAGCTTATACTGATGGAGCTCTTCGTGATAAGTACCTTTACGGGCGCGAATTATATGAAGAGTTTTCACAGAAATTGCAAAATATTGTTGATTTGAATGAAGATTTAAGAGGTGTTGTTAATTTCATCCCGTATGATGAAATGACCCAAATTCTGAGACCAGATTATTCAGATGATTATGTAAACAGAAATGTGAAGCTTTTCACTGAATCTTGTGGTATCTCAGGAGAGGATATTGATTATGACTGTGAATAGGTCAAATTAGTATGTTCTATAAATTTATTTTATATGTCTTTTCACCCCAATTGTAGACAGGTCTCCACGGAGAACAGAGAGGGGGCTTTGTACTGATTACGGATAGAGAAATTTCGTCAGTTTTCTCTAGACGCTTGCAGAGCAGTATTTTAG